ACATTACTTCCTCTTCGAAAGCTCTGTCAGATGATTCCTCGTTATAAATTTCAGTATGCTGATTTTCATAACGTTTATATTCAAGTCCGAATAGTGCATTCAAACCTGGTTCTAGTTCTTTAACTAGCTGTGCTCTTGATATTGCCATGTTTTTATACTCCTATTACGCCCAAGTTACTGCACCAGTAAAGTATTGATTAAGATTGTGAGCAACTACAACGCTTCTAAAAGCTGCGCTGACATCGTTAGATGGGTCCTCTGCTGATCTTACTAATCTCCATTGGTTGTTAGTAATGTGGCTTGTACTTATTGTTAATGTTGAACTTGATTGTCCAGATATTTCACTTCCTGCTGCAGTTACAGTCAGACCTACAGTTTTACCGTAGATTGCTTGTGCTGCTGCCGCATCAGTTGCCCCAATGAAAAGTTGATTAGGGTTATCTAGAACAAACGCCGTTATGTCTTCACTATTTGCAGGTGTAATGGGCTGATTGTAAAAATTCGCCCAAGTAGGTTTTTGTGTTGTAGCGGCATTATAAAAAATACCATTTAACACACCTATGCAAGTGTTTGTGATAGCTGCTTGAGCAGTGACTATATATCCAGCAGAACTTTTTACAGCACTACCTTGAAATAAATCAACTGTCATACCAGCATCAATGTAGTATTTGCCTTGACCAGAGGTAGCCGGTGTAGAACCGATTGTACCTGCTGCAATCAAACCAAAACCTTTTGTGTTTGCATTTGCCATGTTGTTTTCTCTCCTTATGAACCTGCCCCTAAGGGCCTCCAGTTCGGTTTATTTTATATCGACAGTTTTTAAGAATTACTTCTTTGTACCACCGAAGGTTACACGAGTCTGTCTATCAACATTGATAGGCATCCTTTTATCTTGCTCCCTTAAAAGATCTTGATTCACAGCTTCACTTCGGTCCTCATGTTTTCTTGTCATGTATTCCTGACGCTGTTTCGCGATCTCAACGGGTACCTTTGCAAGTAGAAGGCCACCGACCCCAACCACTCCCTTGTATTTGCCTTCTTCGACAATTGGATAGTCATTTGCATTTTCGATTTCTTCGGCACGTACTAACTCATAACCTTCTCTAATACGAGACGTTATGTTTTTAGTGTCTTGAAATCCAACACTCTCTGATCTTATCCATCTATACCTGAATCCATCAGGCGCAGGGGGTGCATCTAGAGAAGATGGTGGAGCCCACACTTTTGGTCTTTCAGAATTTGACCGTGTTTGACTCGCACGAGAAGTTTTATTGTCTTGTTCTTTTTCATTTGTCATATGCTTAGTTCTCCTTCGTGATTTTTAATTGTTTTGCATAGTCTTCTAGTGGCACACCTAATTTTTTAGCTATTGCTACCTGTGAAGATGTGAGTCTCACAGTTTGGCGACCAGGTTTTACGCTTCTATTAGCCGAAGCGACCGTCTGAACGGGCGTGGTCGATTGCTTTGTACCAGTATTACCAAATTTATGGCTAAAGTCAACTCTAATTCTTTTATCGACCTCAGTATAATAACCTTCTGATTGTGGATCAAACCCTTCATTTACAAGATCCTTGTGTATTTCAAAGGCTGTAAATGTCATAGGTCTATCTGTTCCAAACCAAGAATTTCTAGAAGCCCAATCTTCGGCTCTAGGATCTGGTGTGGGTAATTCAGTAGGTGTTCTTTCTGGTAGTCTACCACCATCAGAAAGCTGTACAGGTTTTTCTTGTTGTACCATCTCTCTGTTTTTTTTAACGTCATTAAGTTTTGCATTTTCAAAAGATAGTTCAGCTATCTTTTTATTTGCTTCCACTTGAGATTTTGCGTCTCCAGCTTCTATCGCCATCGCTAATTCATTCTGCGCTGCGTCTAGACCTGTTGAGATACTTGACTCAAATTTCTTAACGTATTCGGAATCAGTTTTTTCAAACCTTGTTTCCAATTCTCTTCTTTTAATTTCTACAGCTTGTGCGTAGTCAACAGCAGCTTTTTCTCTTCTTTCTGCTTCTCTCATCTTACGCGTAAGTTTAGCAATTCTAGATTGCACACCTTGACTGTAGTCTTCTAATTTTTCATCTTGTTTTTTTGATTCTTGTTTAGTTTCGATTACTGTTTCTGGTTCTGTTGAAATAGTTTCTTCAACTGTTTCAACTGTTTCTTCTGGTAAAGAAACTTCGGTCTCTGGACCTGAAGTATCTATGTCTACCATTTGTTCATCTTTTGTTATTTTATTTGCTTCTGGCATAGGTCTCCTTTTCTATGGTTAGTATTGATGCAAGATATCCTCTGGATTCTCGATTTTTGCTAGTACTTCATCGTCGTTTAATAGACGAACTTCTCCACCTTGTATTTGGATTCTTGATCCCGCATAACGCGCGAACATCACCCAATCTTGGACCTTGCACCATGGACCTTCTGGATATCGTTCTTTATCCGAGTAACATTGTGGGCCCATAGCTAGTACTAACCCACACTGAGAAGCAACTTGTTGTCTCTCTAATGTATCGTCAGTTATTACTAGTCCGCCTTTAGTTTTATCTTTCATTTTAAAAGGTAAAACTAACATACGCCAACCTGTTGGTTGAGGTAATTTTGTTTTCTCTTCGGTTGCTAGATCTTTTTCTTTTTTTGATTTCTTAACACCAATTAAATCATTGTTTGGTGTTATTATTGTTTGTGCCGATGTCGACAACGGTTCCCGTGTTTTCATTTTGCTCCTTATCATTTAGCAGGTTAGAGAGTTCCTGTCTGGTTGCCTCTAGGGCTGTTATTTGTCCTATAATATAGTTGTATTTTTCCATATTGTCAACACCTCCTGATGTGACAGCTAAAGATAATTGATCACTTCTATCTTTTATGTATCTTACAAGTTTATTCATTACTGTTTCTAATTGCATATCTACTTTCTATTTTTTTGCTATTTTATCTTTATTAGGTCCTTTTTTTATCACATAAGATTGCGTTCCGCTAGCCCCTGTTTCAACTTCTTTTTTTAAATCTTTATGTAATCGTTGCCTTGTGAGAGTTCTTTTCATCTCATAGATGTAATCAAATAATTTTCTAGTAATTCGTTCCATTGTCTCTCATTAGCAATTCCATTTTCGAAGTGATTTAGATAATCTATCTTCTCCAGTATTGTTACTTGCTTTTTGTCTCTTACGCATCCCAGTCATACGCGCGCAGAACGAAGCTCTACGTTTCGCATCTTTAGAACCTTTTTTTAATTTTGAGGGTTTAGTTGTAACTGCTGTTTTAAGTTTTGATCCAGGGTTTGCTGCTCTGTAAGATGCAACACCTTTTTTATTAAGTCCACCTGATTTAGATTTGCCTTCTTTTCTAGTCCAAGCTGCACTAGCCATTATGCTTTTTTAGTTGGTTTCTTTGCTGTTTTAGCTGATGCTTTTAATGCTTTGTCTGAAACAGAACCTTTACCAGGTTTGCTAGTACCTTTTTTCTTGGCTCTGTTCATGTAATAGTAAAGACCTTTTTTAACAGTTCTACCATCTTTAGTAACATGTGTGTCTCCGCCCTTACTGTAATATTTTCTCATTATTTTTCTCCCATAACTGACATTAAACAAGCAGAACAAGATTTTATAAATCTTATGTGCGTGTCACAGTGATTAACTTTTATTGTTGGTTCTGGTACATCTTCATAAAATTCAAGATGTTCGTCTTTGCATTTGCATGCTTTGATATTAAATAAATTGCAAATAAATTTTTTAATAGATTTAAACATTAGTCTTTTAAGTCTTTACCTTTTGAAATACCAGATTTAGTTTTTTTCTCACCTTTTATTTTTTGAGTAAGTTGTCTTACTTTTGCACCTATTCTATCTGCATCGTCAAAACTTTTTTTCCATCTGTTAGCAGTTTGTCCTGGAATTTTAGCTAGGTCAATTTTATGCTTTGACATCTTGTCAAGTTTATTTGCTTTAACAGAAGTTATAGTTGGTGAAGTTTTAGATTTACTTTTTTTTAACATTCCAAAACCTTTTTTAGCTATTCCAAATATAGACATTATTTTTCTCCATCTTTTTTATATGCTTTATTAGATGTCATAATTCTTTTAACATTTTTAGTCTGTTGTTTTTTTCTTGCGGGAGCTGTTGCTTTTTTAAAAGCTTTAGCCATTCTTCTTAGACTAGACATTATTTTTTCTTCTTTCCCATGCCCATGTCTTTATTATAAAAACCGTGCATCATTGCTTCTCTGCTAGAAGACGAACCGCCTCCCATTAATTTTTTTCTTCCTTTAGGTTTAGGTCCACCTGTTTTTGTTTTCTTAAAAAACTCTTTAAGTCTTTCTGATCTTTTAACAGATAGGTTTTTTTTCTTAAATAACTCTTTAAGTCTTTGTATTTGTTCTGGAGTAAGTCCTTTCATCGGGGGTCTAGGTCTACCAGGAAGTTTAGGCATAGGTCTACTAGGACCAGGTCTTCCAGGTTTTCCAGGAAGTTTAGGCATAGGTCTTCTAGGTTCCATTTTATCTCTAGGGTCTCTAGGTTGTATAGGTAGAGGTCTAGGCGAACCCGGTCTTCTAGGCATACGTTTAGGTTTAGTAGAAAAGGAAGGTCCGCCTTCCGCTAATTTTTTTCTTGCTGGTGCAACTTGTTTATTAAAATTTCTATTTGACATAATTATTTTCCTTTTATCAGATCTTTTTCTAAACGTCTGTTTTTTGCTTTAATTAAAAGTTTTTCGTTATCTGACAATTTTTTTCCTCTTGATTTAAAAGCGTCAATAAATTTTTTTCCAATATCTTTTGTTTTTTCAGGTAATGGATTTTTTTTAATCTGTTTACCTAATTTTTTTAAAAGTTTTGCCATACCACCGACAGCTAAAGCTTGTCTTGAGTTTGTAGTTTGTTTATTAAAATTACTGTTTGACATAATTATTTTCCTTTTATCAGATTTGTTGCTTTAAGTCCATAAACGCTCGCAATGACACCAACAAAAATTGTTTGGTACCATAAAGGTAAATTTCCAAAGTGAAGAAAGAATAACTCCATTTTCTCCATATGTACAGGATTATCTGACCAGACACTCCATCCCAACATGACGATTGGCACCGAAAGTAGAATTAAAATAAATTCGTCTTTCCAGTCCGATTGTCTAGACTCTAAAAGTTTTCCTTGGTAAGCTTCCTCACCAGCAGCCATTTTTGATGCATGCATAAGCTGTGCATCTGACATAGCCATTTTTGTTCTCTGCTTATTAGCGTAAATTTTGCTTCCAGCAGAAACGGCTAGTTTAATTGCCGATAACCACATGTTAGATCCAAGTAGCTGTTTGTTTTCTAGCTTTGCCAGTTCCTTTTACAGTCACTTTGTCTCCAGTAGCGATCATGTTTCTAGCTCTTGTAACGTTAGCTTTACTTCTTGAATCGTACTCAAGGTTTTGACTAGGTACTTCACTTTTTTTTGTTTTTTTATAGTTCATCATAATGTCTCCTATTATATATTAAGATCTTTGACCTTTCAAGGTCTTTACATCTCTACGTTTCATTTTATCGTTATAGAGTTTAACATCTGCACTTAAATAAGCTTTTTCTAGACTTGTTTCGTCTCTCATTTCAGCTAATTCTTCGTCTTGCTCCATTTTATCTTCTGTTAAATCTCTATCTTGAAGAAGTTTTGATTTATCTAGATTGATTTTTTCATCATCGTATTCTTTTTTACGTTGATTTTCCATTGCTCTAAGATCTACTTCTCTTGATTTTAATTTTAACAACGGATCATGGTCAAATTGAGAAGTAATTTCTTTTTCTTCCTTCATAAACTCTTCCATCATCTCTGCAATCAAGACCGCTTTTCTTGCTTCAACAGCATTTGTAATAACTTGTAAGTCATTTGCTGCTTGAGGATTATTCGGTGCCTGTTGTTGTAATATTTGCATCTGTTTTAGTTGCTCTCTGAACTCTAATTGAACTTGTTCTTGAGCCATCAAACTGATGTGTTCTAAAATGTTTTTTTGTAGTGAAGCCATGATAGGTGGATTGTTTCTAACCATATTCGTTGCCATAAAATTTAAATGCGCAGTAATATGGGCTCTGTGATCTTGTCCTGGAAATGCTTGAAACTTTTTACCTGACATTGCTTCAATATTTTCAATTGACGGATCTTTAGGTTGATTAGGTGGTGGAGGAGGTAAAATTGAATCTATATTTTTTACTCCAATTGCTTCATACATATTATGATAAACATTATACATGTTATGCATTTGCGGATTTGTTGTAGCTAATTGCATTTCAGTTTGAGCTAAAGTAATTCTTTGACTCATTGAAAAGATATTAGGATCAGCAACAGGTATAATATCTATCCTGTCATCAAAATCTGTTTGTTTAACAGTTCTTGCTCCACCGACAACATCATAAGGATATTCTGGTGGTAAGTATTTAGAAATAATATTTGCAAGAAGTTTAAATTCTTTTTTCATTGCCGCATACAATCGTTTATGTATCGCTGACATTACCCGTGATCCACGTTCTAGTAATGCAATAGTTGTTCCAACTGCTGCACCTTGGTTTCCATCACCTACTTGCATATCTGCAATAGCCGCGAATCTTTGACCGGCTTGTACAACAATACCCATTAACTGAAGTAAAGTCTGAGAAGGTTCTTTGTAAGGTAAAGGAAAAAATGCATCTCTTAAACTTCCTCCTGGTGCATCTACATCTTTAAATTCACCGGGTTGAATAGGAGAAGCATCGTCTTGTATTCTAACACCTCTTTGTTTGAAACCAGCTGGCAGGTTAGACAACGTTCCCGCATCCAAGAGCTGCCTTAGAGCCGCGGTCGCCGTACGAGACAGTCCACCTATCATGTGGATTAGACCGAAACCATAAAACCCTAAACCTGGTAAAAACTTAAAGTGTACAAAGTATGAAATTTTCTTTTTCTTTGTATCTTCAGGTGCGTAATTTCTTTTGATAGAAAGAACATTTCTTGTTCCTTCTTCAATTGTTACAATGTAAGGTAATTTGATTCCTGTAGGTTCTCCATCTTCTCCTACTTCTTCAAACCCTTCTAGATCTAAATTAACATGACATTCTAATAAAGTATAAAGCGGTTGTGCTCTACCACTTGCTGTTGTCCCTTCTAGTTCTCTTTCCTTTTTATCAAGTTCGTTATTAACTGCATAACCTGGAGGCCCTAAATCTATATCTCTATAAAATCCTCCAACTTGTTGTTTTCTTAATTCGTTTTCTGGTATTTTAATTACGTGAATAATTGCTTCAGCATCATCTAGTGATGTTGCTGTGTAAGGTACTACTAATTCATCCGCTGGAACAAATTTTGATACGGCTCTTGCCATTGTAGTATCATAGTAAACTTTTTTAAATGTAGATCCGGCTAGTGGTAAATGAAATAACATTGAATCAAACTCTGGTTCATACTCTTCCATTTTATCCATGACTAAGTAGTTCATATAATCTCTTACTCTTTGAGATTGTAAATCATTTTGTGGAGTTTTAATTCCCATAACTTCAGTTCTGACTGGACCACCTGCGGGTAATAATTCTTTGTAAGCTTGTGCTTGGAATTGAGTTACAGCTTCTGCTAGTACTGGGTGAGTTGCACCACTTGCTCCTTGGAACGGTTCTGATCTATCTTCGTATTTAAATCCTAAAAGATCTAATCCAGTTCTGTAAGTATTTTCCCAATCTTTTCTTGAAGATCTATAATCTAAATAGTTACCGGCCATTTCACTACCGATAGGTTCTAAAATATCGTCTGGTAGAATGTCTGCTAAGTTATCAAAGTGACCTTCTGTTCCTGGTATATTAATTGCACCAGGTTCAAAATTAATTGTTGCACCACCATCTTCTTCGGGTGTTACTTCTACAGGTCCTTGTTCTGTAACTTCTTCTTGTATACTAACTTCAGCCATTTCCTCTTCTGAAGGCATCTTAATTTCAGTACGTGTATTTCCTGGAAGTCCCTTATCTATATCTGCCATATTTTTTCTCTTTCGATGGTTTATCTTGTTTATTCTGTTTAATCAACCCCTGAGGATTTGGTCCTTGCAAAGGGGGGATTGCATTGAACTTAA